AAATAATAAAGAAATTAATAATATTAGTGAAGGTAAAGGTGAAGGTAAAGTATACACCAATAATAAATTTAAAAATAATAATAGATTAGTTAGAGCTAAGAATAAGGATCCGCCGGATCCTCCCGACATACTCAAATACCTGGATAACAAAAATAAAGAATATTTTAACTATTATAGATACCCAATACCTGTGCAAAACAAAGATGTAGCAAAAGATATAACCAGCAAAACTGGAGTCATAACCATGAGTCTAGAAGATTATAATAATTACAATAGCAAACAATCCTTCTCAGGGGCATACGTAACACCAGTAGCCAAACCATGTAGAGAAACAAATAAGCATCAAGGAGCACATTATCTCCGAAGTATAGCAGAAAATCAAAACATAATAGAAAACATAAAATACTTGACTACAGATGAACATACCGTTAACAGACCCATATTAGACATTAACGCAACAAGAATATTAGAAGCAGGATTCTCCCCATTTATATTGTGCCCTAACACTCAAGGTAGTGATGCAGACCGGGTTAAGAGAGTCAAGGATAAAGTACAATTCTTACAACAAAGGTATAAACAAATAATAACAAAACACAGAGAATTTAAGATACAGAAAAACAAAATTGAGGAGGAAAAGAAGAAAGAAATTGACATGGTCAGAGAGATGAAGCAATTAAAGTTACAGATGATGCGTGAAAAATTAGACAAGCAAGATCAGGAGGATGGATACATAGACAATGAAGAATTAGAAGAAGAACCATATGACAAAGTACCTGAAAATGAAGTAGAAGTAGATAACATAAAAATGACAGAACAACAAATGGAAGAAGCACTTGACAATGAGGACAACCAACCAAATGAGGAACAAGAAGAATCAGAAGAACAAGAAGAGAAGGATGAGAGTGAACATGAGAACCCAATATGGACAACAGAAGATCAAGATAATTATGAGAAGAGTTGCCCCGTCATACTAGAGAAAACATTACAGCAATTCTTTGAAGAAGATTTTGAAGAACAAAAAGAAGATTATGACCTAGGAAATCTACTAATAAATATGACTGATGTACAATACTACATAAGTAATGATGATATGTATAAGATTGGGGAGAAACTCAATGATGGAACAATAGCAGTAGGTTTAGTACATGTACCTAAATTCTTTGACACACAGAAACACAACATATACATTGGAAATCAAAAAGAAGGATCAATAAGATTACATAGAAGATTAAAAGAATCAAGGGAAAAACAAGAAATAATTGGCTTAAACTTACAAGAATCGATGGTATATCAACAAATGAAGATGTCAACCTATCCTCCTGAAATCATAAAATTGGCAAAAGAATTAGATAAAGTGGGAAAAATATCAAATCAAAACAAAAATAGGACAATAGATGATTATGAAATAGTAATGACAATGGAAATGGTTGGAAATGATCACATATATACCCATGATATACATATGTATGAAATAACAAAGAACAGAATAAACTTGATACCATATACACAGGGTGAATACGATTTCATTTTAAAATTAATAGTTGATGACAGATACGATATGCAAGGCACAGACTATATAAGGTACCACATAGTGAAGATAACAAATCCTACTGTAGAAGACATACTAGGCGAGAACATCAATGAAGATGGTTATGACTACTTTGAAATTAAACAACAAATGCAAGAATTATTAAATATAAGGAAGCCTAAGAAACCTATACCTCCAAAATCACCCAATGCTAAGAAGAAGTATGATGCAAAAGCAGTAAAAGAAAAATATGAAAAAGAAATGAAAGAGTTTAAAGAAAAAGCCAAGAAAAGGAGGTTTAAATTAAATGAATTTCAAACACGATACAATGCTAATAAAATTCAATTTTCAGAAGATATAACAAACAAAGAAGATGAAAAGACGCAGAAAAATATAAAAAGTAACATAGGTTCAGTGATTAACAAAGATAATACACTTATATTTGTAAAAAGAGAAACAGGAAGAATTGTGAATTACTACAAGAAACAAAAATTAAACATAGAAAAGATAATAGAACAACAGGAAGGAGTACAATATGATAGACAGTTATTAAATAAAGTTATTACAAAGATGTTATTATTACCAACTCTAGATGCAGCTGGCTTTAAAGGATTGATAACTTACATAAATAGAGAAAAACCAGATTTGGATATGATAGATCACGTATTACCAATATTGACATTTGCCATACAAAAGCTTGCAACAATGGAGACAGGAATACTTTTCTTAACAAAATCAAAAATGACATGCAACATTAATGACATTAAAGATGGAAAATACACCACCATGCCCACTAACTTATATGACGCTTTCACGCATGGACGGCTGACGGAATACTTATCTTACGCTATAAGGGAAGCAATATCCCTTAACACCACAAACAACTCAAGTCCTTTGGACTTGGGTTTCTAAAAACCGTCAATAATGCCTCTCATGAGCCTCGCCAGCTCATTGAAGCTACATATTATTCGGCGAATATAGAAGAACACGCAAAAGAGAATATAATGATAGGCACACATGCATTTATAGACTCTTCATCACTTAATAAAACTAACTTAGGATCATTAACACAATACATTAGATGCTATGATAACCTTAGACAAAATATAAAACTCACAAATAAATTAAAGAATAAATTTAAAACAACACAGGAAATATTACATGAAACCTACAATATTGACCCAGGTATAGGACATACACAATTACCCCGAGCAATGATATACATTAAAGATTCAGCATTAAAACGGATAGCTATGGAAAAGAACCCTGATTATTACAGTAAGATAGATGAAAACAAAGTTTATAATGACACAATAGATAATATAAAAGTCGAAGACGTACCATGCCCCAAATCGATAGGGCCCCATGAACATGGCAGTAAGAAAATATTATTTGAGAAGATACTTGATATACATGGAACAGACACAACAGCAATGGGATGGGGTAATTGCCACCACACAATTTTTGCAGCAGCCAAACGACAATTACGGTCAGCACCAATGCCCAGCAAAGAGATGGCACAAGATTTCCTACAATTCTCAAAAAGATTCATAAATAAATATGTAGGTGAAGACCTCAAGCACTTTGGATATAGTTATGCTGACTGGTTTAACCACTTGCCAAAAAGAAAGCAAGATAACATGATTCGAATACAACAGGCACTCAACCAAATACATAACTCAGATATGACAACACGTGAATTACTTGAGTTATTTGCAATGCATTACCAAGCCATATGCAAAGTTGAAATACAAGAGTTAGATGGAAAACCACGCATGGTATGCTCAATACCAGATCTGATAAAATATGTGATGGGGCCAGTAACATGGCACTTGGAAGAACTAATGGCTAAGAAATTCCCTGGATATTGTGGTGGTAAAAATTTAACAGAAATGGAAGATGAAATCAATGAACTAATAGACAAGGGATTTGACAAAGTAGTAGAAGGAGATGGATCAGCATTTGACAATACACAAGATATATCACTAAAACAAGTTGATCATTATATATATGAACAAGTAGAATCATCAGTGTACCATGTACCTAATTGGATATTCCGAATGGTATCACATCTTTATTATAAAATTATGGATGTCAATATCTTAGAAGGCAGAAGAGTTAGAACAATAATGACATACCATGTACTAGGTACTGTATTTTCAGGAGATTGTGATACAACACTTGCCAACACATTAAGGATGGCACTATATAATCATTACACATGTTATAAAGCTGGGCTACGCTTAGAACAGGACTATTATCTATTTTCCAAAGGAGATGACTTTTCAGTCTTGTTTAGGAGCAAAATTCCAGATACACTTATAAGACAAGCATATGACAACACATTCCTCACAAAATACAAACCAACAATGGAAAAACCCACTGACACACGTTCAGAAAAACTGGGTCAAATATGTAAATTTTTAGAAATAGGGAGACCTGATTCATTCAAATTCTGTTCACTGAGATCATGGTACAAAGACATATATGGTCATATTACACTAACACGTAATCCACAAAAACTATTCACATTAGCACAATATTCACGAAAAACGAAAACCATGAGCTTACAGCAACGTTATAATTACTTACTAGATCAGGCACAAGCTTTAGATACAACATACAAAGGAATTACTATTTTTGATACCATGTCAGCATTGTACAAACAACATGCAGAACAACTGAAGAATTATACCACACAGCCTATTAAAAGAAGAATAATAAAAGGTGATCAGCGTATTAACATACTCACAAATATACCGGGTTATGAAGATGTCAATTTAGAGCAATTTTATCATATTAAACACAGGGAGAAACAAATAAAAATAGGTGACGATTATTGGGAAACAATGAAATACATTGAAAACCAAACAACTAGACTATTAAGTGAACAAGAGGCGAAAATAGTAAATGCACAAATAGAGGCAGAATTTTCTAGCAATGAACTACACGCATTATTGACGGTCAATAAAACACATGCAAGCTAGTAAAAACTCAAAAGTTAAAGGTAAAAATAACAAATCAAAAACAATACAACGACGCAGGATACGCAGAAGGTTAGGCAACTTATTACCCAACAATCGAAGAAGAAGAAATAACATAATAAGAAGTAGAAGAATAGCAGCAGCAAGCGCCAAAACCATGCTCAAGAAATTTACTGTTTTAAGACAAAATGGAAACTCAGTGAGAGTAACAGGAAGAGACCTGATTTACCCAATACCAGATACCCTCACAGCACCAATACAAACGAGCAACGTTATAGCAGTAATACCAGCTAACCCAGCATACTGGTTAGGAACACGTATAGCAGCTCTAGCAGCAGGCTACCAAACTTATAGACCAATTAAATTCAAAATTAATTACATACCTATATGTGCAGTCACTCAACAAGGCAATGTCATAGGGGGAACAATTTGGGACGATGGATTTGATACTCAAAATATACAACAATCACTCAGAACTTCAAATGGAGGATTTCTCACACAATGCTATGTACCATACTCAACCACAATACGACCCAAGAGCAATTTACCATTTAATTTATATAAAATAGGTGGAGAATTCAATGACAAGACAAACCCCTTTGTATTTATAGCAATAGCAATAGGCTGCACAGACACATCACAACAGAGGATAATTCCAGGATATTTCTATGTGACATGGTCATTTGAACTCAAGAACCCTATAGGTGCAACCAACACATTTTACAATTCAGGGCTAATATTATACAAGAATATATCAACTAACATGAATAACACAATAATTAACATTTCGACCACAAGTGATGTGCCATTTGGCGCTTATATAGATGTAGAACTAGAGAATAATGCTGCAGTGCCTTACTACAATGAAACACCAATACAAATAGATGGTGAAACACCAGTTTGGATGTTCTCATCAGTCACCAAAACAACAAATGCTAGTCAGACTCAACTCATACCTATATACTATACATCTTTAACAACAGAAGGCAATGTAACAGTAACATCCACAGACACGGCTACACCTCAAACAATCACACCAATAGCGATAGTAATAGATAAGGGTGATTACTATGAGATACACGAGTTTGAAGAGATAGACCACCC